AAAAATAAGCGAGATTAAAGATGATGAAGAATTTCTTTTCTTTGCAGCAACACATTATTACAGACCCAGGTCAACTGCAGTTGACGATTTTTATGATGACATTCATAGGATTAAGTACATAAAGCGCTTAGTTAATCGCTTCATGGAGACAGGTAATCTTAGTGAGAGACTTCTATTAAACCATATAATAGTGGTGGGGAATTCGTTTACGATACCCGCCGCTATTAAAATTTTTGAGTATAAGCTGAATGAGAAAAGCTGGAGGGTATTAAAGCCCTTCTTGGTTCATTTGAAATATATTGAAGAATCAGCATATCCGAATATCAAATCTAATATAGTGGTTGAAAGACAACTCAAGAGCATCTTTAGGCCCGAAGGGAATTAAAATGGGTGTATATAGACATAAAGGCTGGAAAATTGAGGAAGTAGGTCGTTATGGCGATACTCCTAAAGTCAAGCAATGGAATATAACCCCACCAAAAGAATCCAATGCTACCGACACTGCTAACACCTTAGGGGATGCAAAACGTATGATAGATCGATGGACTAAAGATATGAAAGAAGAAGGCGGCGCTGGTGACTTTGGCACCGACAAGCTTCGTAAGAGATATCAAAAAGATACTCCCGGTCAGCCTGTTACGGAAAACGACGATAAGAAATTACCTTTTCATAAAGAAGTTCATAAAGCTTACCTTGCTCACCTCGCGGCGGAGAAAAGAAGCTCGGATGAAGAACAAAGTGATGATAGGCCATATAAAGGCAAATTGAAAGCTGCTGTCACTAATAGACGTAGGACACTTATGAAAAAATTTGAAAAACATCACAATATAACCGGCGGCCAATCTAGGATTGATGCATTGACTAAAATACAGAATTTTCATGAAGAATTTGGTGTTGGTACACCGACTATGAATACTAGTGCTATTCCAGACCCTTCCACTACCAAGCTCAAGAAATCGGCACTGTTTACTCGCATGACAGATAATAGATCTAAGAAGGATAAGCCTCCGATGATTCTTAAGCGATTCCAAAAGTACTTTAAAGAATCACAAGAGCTAGATGAGATCAGTCAAGAGACTGCGCAATCTTATCGTAAAAAAGCTACCCAAGATTTATACTTTAACCATTTGCCGCATGTAGCTACACCGGACGAAAAAGCTAAACATGATAAGAAGAATATAGCACGCGCGAAGGGCTTGGAAATGGTCAAGAAGAAGTTAAGGGATTAAAATGTTCGGACTAAGCTCATTCAGATTATATGCCGCAATCTTTGCATTAGTAGCCCTTGTGGCTCTGGTTGCAGGAGGTTATATATATGTGACCAAGATGCAGACTAAGATTACAACACTAGAAGTTGAATCTAGACTAGCTCAGGAAGCTCTTAAAACATCCAATGAGACAATTGATGCAATTGAAAAAGCAGCAGCTGAGAACAGAAAAAATATTACCGAACTTAGAGAAGGGCTAGATAAGGCCACGGACGACCAAGAAGAATTAAGAAAAGTATTAGCAAATAATGACCTGAAAAAACTGGCCAATAGAAAGCCCGGTCTGATAGAGAGGAAGATAAATGATGCAACTGCTAAAGAGTTTCGTGATTTTGAGCGTATTACTGGTCGCTAGTGCATGCTCGACAACGCCTAAGACGATAATCCAGACTAAGATAATTACAAAAACAATACCTGCTATCGAGCGACCGCGTCCGGTAGTTATGAATGATGTTAAATTTTACGTGGTGACTGAAGATACCCTTGACGATTTCATTGCAGAGTTTAAGAAGGCTAATGCGGGTGAACTTGTTTTTGTTGCAACTAACGTTAAAGGGTATGAGAACATATCCCTCAACCTTGCGGATATAAAGAGATATCTAAAACAACAGAATGAGATCATTGTTTATTATGAAAAAAATGCTACTAAATAATACCTAGGGGTTTACAACTCCCCTGAAATGTTGTATAATAATCATCTATAAAAGTAACGCCAGACATTTCCGGAGAGATAATGCTATTCGAAGAACAGATTTCACGCAAACCTGACCAGTACCCATGGACCAAGCAATTTATAGAAGCCATATGGAAAGGCTTTTGGACCCCCGACGAATTCAATTTTAGAAGTGATTACTCTCAATTCAAATCTGATCTTACAAAAGAAGAGCAACAAATTATCATCCGGACGATGTCTGCGATAGGTCAGATTGAGATTGCGGTTAAAACCTTCTGGGCCGAAATAGGTAACCATATGCCGCATCCTTCTATCAAGGATTTGGGCTATGCAATGGCGAACTCTGAAGTTATTCATAATATGGCCTACGAGAAGATTCTTGATGTGCTCCATATGACTCACATCTTTGAAGAGAATCTCAATGAGCAGGTTATTAAGGGAAGAGTCGAATATCTTCGTAAATATAATCAACGAGTTTATGAGGATGATAAAAAACAATACATCTACGCTATTATTCTATTTACGCTATTCGTTGAGAACGTGAGCTTATTCTCTCAGTTTTATATCATCATGCATATGAATAGAAATAAGTCTGTGATGAAGGATTGCGCTCAACAGGTACAATATACCAGAAACGAAGAGCTTCTTCATGCTCAGGTAGGTATTAAACTTATTCAAACATTGCGATCCGAATATCCGGAAATGTTTGATGACGAATTACAGCAAAGAATTGAACATGAGTGTGTCGAATCCCTTAAAGCTGAAAGTCGTGTTATCGACTGGATTATGGGCGATTATCATGTAGAAGGATTGGATGCTAATATTCTAAAGGCGTTCATTGCTAAAAGAATGGCAGATTCAATCTCAGATATCGGATTCGATAATAGTTCTATCTATTATGATAAAGATGCCGTTCATAAAACTTATTGGTTCGACGAAGAATTACTTGGCGCTAATATGACAGACTTCTTTCAGAAAAGACCCGTCGAGTATGCAAAAGGACAAGGGGTCGGGGTAGACGATTTGTTTTAGGAGAAAGAAATGAACAGAATAACAAGAATGATGATCAAATCAAAAGCAAAAGAAATGATCACACCAGGACCAGATACAGAAAGAGATCTTAAAGATCTGTTTTGTATTCTAAGAGAGGTCTGGGACCTCGAATTCGAGGACAGTATTGATTTTCAAGAAAAATGTCTCAATGAGATATGGAACGCATCAGCAGTGATGTATAGACTTAAGAAAAAAGGGAAATAAGAATGGGCTTTAACTGGGCAAACGAAGACTCTAGGATCTTTCTCTCGCGAGGATATATTGATGGTAATATGACTGTCGAAGAGCGCGTACGAGAGATAGCAAAGACCGCCGGAGAAATCTTGGATATGGACGGATTTGCAGATAAGTTCTATGATTATATGAGTAAAGGTTATTATTCCTTATCTTCACCAGTATGGAGCAATTTTGGTACCAAGAAGGGTTTACCTATCTCCTGTAATGGAGTCTATATTGATGACTCGATCGAATCTATCTTGGATAAGAACTCTGAGATAGGTATGCAGACGAAGTTGGGCGCAGGTACTTCTGCTTATCTTGGAGGGATTAGACCCCGAGGATCGGCAATCAAATCTGGCGGCAAAGCTGATGGGCCCGTCCATTATGCAAATGTTACTGAAACGATGGTGGACATTATCTCACAGGGCAACGTTCGCCGGGGCTCTTGTGCTGTCTATCTTCCAATTGATCATCCCGACATTATGGAATTTCTAGAATGTCGAGAAGAAGGCTCACATATTAAAAACCTGTCTATGGGCGTATGCGTATCAGACGAGTTCATGCGGAAGATGATTGATGGCGATCATGACGCGCGCATGGTGTGGGCGAGGGTGCTCCGAAAACGAAAAGAATCAGGATATCCTTATATCTTCTGGACCGACACGGTCAACAATAATAAACCCCAAGCTCTTAAAGATTTAAATCTCCCTATCTGGGCATCTAATCTTTGTAGTGAAATTTGTTTACCTTCTACTGTAGATCTATCATTCGTATGCGATCTAGCATCCATGAACCTTTTGACATATGATGAATGGAGTCAAACGGATGCGGTTGAGGTCATGACCTTCTTCCTTGATGCAGTCATGGAAGAATATATCGAAAAAATTAAAGACATACCACACATGAAACCCGCGCGAGCCTTCTCTTTGAAATGGAGAGCTATCGGGATCGGACAACTAGGTTGGCATTCGTATTTACAGTCTAAAATGATTCCTTTTGAATCGTTTGATGCTCATATGGAAGCGGTCAAAATATCAAAATTTATTGATGATAGATCGCTCTTGGCATCGAAAGAATTAGCTGTAGAATATGGTGAGCCTGAAGGACTTCTCGGATATGGCGTCCGGAACCTTACACGAACAGCTATTGCGCCAACCACCTCCTCTTCATTCATTCTAGGACAGGTTTCCCCGTCTATTGAACCTCTTGCATCCAATTACTTTACTAAGGATCTTGCAAAGGGCAAATTCACTTGGAGAAACCCTTATCTAGGTAAGATTATTAATGAGTACGCCGGCTCCCATGAAAAGGCCGAAGAGATTTGGAGAAGTGTCCTAGTCAGTGGCGGTAGCGTTCAGCACCTTACCTGGCTAACACAAAAACAGAAAGATGTATTCAAAACATTTTCAGAAATCTCACCGTTATCTGTCGTTCAACAGGCAGCAGGAAGACAGAAATATATCGATCAATCCCAGTCTTTGAATCTTATGATTGCACCAGAGGTTCCTATTAAGGATATCAATGCTCTTATGATCGAGGCTTGGAAGCTTGGTGTTAAGACCCTGTATTACCAACGCAGTTCAAATCCTGCTCAAGAATTGGTGCGAGATATTATGCATTGTCAAAGTTGTGAAAGTTGAGATTTACAATTATTAAAGTGCCACTGAGTTTATAATGAGGACATCTAGCGACCTATATTTTATACTTTTTTCTAATTAGGAGAATCTAATGACTGACCCACTACCACTATTTGTTGATGAAGCCTGTGAATTATTAGAGCAAATGCCATTATTCTATCATAAGTACTCTCAAAGAGAACTAGCAGTAAAATTGCAGAATAATTATATAAGAGTAGGACTTAAGATGGGTCAAGAAGGCACCGCAGTTTAATGTTCACAATAGAACATGAAGAGGATTTCACTATTATCACCATCCTAGATGATGAAGATAAATGTGACGAACTTGAGGTAGAAATTGGCACTGATGTAGTCAATCTCAGACAGTGGCATGTTAAATCTATTGAAGATCATGAAATCCCCGAATGGGAAATATATGATCAAATTACTATTACTCCGCGTCAGTTCTTGAAACTCATGGAAGCCTTTAATCTAAAAGAAGGTGTATATCAATTGGAGAATCCTGCGATTTGACATGGTATTATAAAGGCGAGCCATATGAGCCTAAAGAAGGTGAATTAGACGATTGGATGGGGTTCGTATACATAATCACCGACAAATCCACGAAGAAGATGTATCTAGGCAAAAAGCTTTTTTGGTCCAGGAAAACATCGCCTCCTCTTAAGGGTAAGAAGCTCAAGCGTAGGAAGATCGTAGAATCTGATTGGATGAAATATTATGGTTCGTCCGACCTAGTCAAACAACTTCTACTAGAGCACGGTGAAGAGAACTTTCATAGAGAGATAATATACTTTGGTAAAGCTAAAGGTGAATTAGGTTATGTTGAAGCGCGTGAACAATTTGCACGTAATGTTCTCCTGGATGACAATTGGATGAATGGTATTATCAACTGCCGGATTCATAGATCGCACATTAAGCGAGTGAAAGAACAGTATGAAGCAGAGAAAACTATTTCTAACTAAGTTTATAAGACCTAATAGCATAGGATGTGAGATAGGTGTCTGGAAGGGGGCTCTTACTGAACATTTCCTAAAAAATCTCCGTATTAAAAAATATTATCTTATAGACCCGTACGAATTTGGGCCACAATATCCTACCATTTGGTGGGGTGGAAAAATTGCAAAATCCCAAAACGATATGGACCAAATCCGCAAAGAGGCGATGTCACTTATTGATGCTATAGATGTAAAATGTGAAAGAGTATGGATAAGAAAATCTTCAGAAGATGCCGTATCTGAAATAGAAGACGAATCCTTAGATTGGGTTTATATAGACGGCAACCACGAATATGAATTTGTAAACCACGATCTTAACGCATATATCAAAAAGGTGAAGACCGGTGGTCTTATTATGTGTGATGATTTAGGATGGGTTAATGATGCCGGGAAAGAACCTGTAACCGATGCTGTCTTTGATTGGTTGCTAGTTAATAAGGCAAAGGTGACTGTTATGGATATGGAACAAAGACAAATAGTGATGAAAAAACTATAATAAAAATTCAAATTAAGTGCACAGGGGGATTTACATTCCCCCTTTTTTGTGATATAATGGTATTATATTTAAACAAAAGAGGCACAATATGACAAACGATATGGTAACATTCATCTTCTTAATTTCAGCTTCAACATTCACATTCTGTGTATTAGCAGCTTTCGTAGGCGCTTATCATTTACAACTTCATAAGCTTCGGCTAGAGGATATCGATCGTACCCCGATCATTAATGTGAAAAAAATGACTAAAAATTATATGCAGGAAAATATTAACCAATGAACTATTGGGTTGTCTCCGAATTAACTCGTGTCAGAACCAGAGACCCTGCTTGGGATGGGGGTTGGTTTCAGTGCACAGCGTCTTTTACAGGCCATGAAGAATGTAAACCTGATACGAAGCCGCCGGACCTTGCCGCGGCTCTTGCCGGGAAGATAAATAGGGTTTTATCATGAACCCAAATGCAATAAAGATCGTAACACATGACGGAACATGGGTCGCAACATGGGGCGCAATACGGGACGCAACAGGGAACGCAATACCTGACGCAACATATGACGCAACGGAGCGCGCAACAGAGGGCGCAACATATGACGCAACAGGGAACGCAGTACAGGTCGCAACAGGGGACGCAGTACAGGTCGCAGTCGATAGGATAATGAAATGATAATTATAGATTTTAGTGGTATCGCAATACCCCCAATAGTAATGGGTGCGGTAGCAGACGAGGATGAAAATCTGCTCCGCCATTTCATCTTGAATAGCATACGCATGTATAGAAATAAATATCGTGTAAAATTTGGTGAGATTGTAATTGTAGCAGACGGCGGTGGAAACTGGCGGAAAAAGCTATATCCTGAATATAAGGCCAAGCGCGAGACCACTCGTCAAGAGCAGAAGATTGATTGGGACTTGGCATTTAAGAGTATTGGTAGCGTTCTGAATGGTCTTAAAACTAGTTTTCCTTATAAAGTTATCCATCAATGGGGATGTGAAGCAGATGACTCTATTGCTGAATTAGTCCACATGACTCAGGAATTTGGTAGACATGAGGATATCAAAATTATCTCTGCCGATAAAGATTTCATTCAGCTTCAAAAATATAGCAATGTATCACAATATTCACCTATTACTAAGAAAGATGTGACAGAGGCAGATCCGATTTGGTATCGTAAAGACCACTTTTTACGCGGGTGTAAGGGCGATGGTGTGCC